AACCTTCCCTTATAGCGCGGTTTGTACATAATTTACCATTTTTCCGTACACCGAGACAATGTACGTCATTTTCGGGTGCAAGATCACGTCGTACATTTTTCATGGGGATTGAATAGAGGGAAGACACTTTTTCAACAACTTCACAAATATAATCATGGTTATCTCGTTGAAGCTTAGATATGGTTGCTTTATGATCTCGTTTGATACATTGTATCTGATCTTTATACCGCTCAACAATCTCTCGTGTTGATTTAGTATGTTGATCCTTGTGTTCGTGAACGGCCTGTGACAGCTTTTCTTTGAACTGATCTTTTTGTTCACGGGTATATTCTTTCATCTCCTTCTCACGTTCCTGATTTTGCCTACGCGCCTCTTTCTGCACCATACTCACAATTTGATCAACAATACCCGACATGTATTATTATGGCGTCTTTTTTTTAAATATATCACTCATCAATAATTGATTCTTATCATGTTCACTTGATTTCTTTTTAGTTTTTTTTAGAGGTTTAGCTCGAAGAAGAAGTTCTCCGAATATATCATCCTTCACGTTTTCGAATAAAGGTTCTAAGAGATCACACACAGGTTTCAAAAACTTATTCAAAAAGTAATACGGGTAATCGATCTCTAAATTATGTTCTTTCGCATATACGGGGTCTTCCGATTTTTCAAAAGCGCGAGATTTGGAGTCGTCCGTTTTCACTAATATATATGGTACACGGTCACCAGATTGTGGTTCCGAACCTGGCTGTCTTTCGCGCATTTTTCTCACTACCTGGACATGGGCTTGATTGATATCTGTGATATACTCACTTAATACAGACACATTCTCACCCTTCACCTTATACGAATCTGAAAGTCCCTGACTCAAAATGAGTTTTTCGTTCGGGACGTCACCTTCTAGAAGCTCCACCGCTCGTTTACGTGCGAGAGCTTTAGGTTCAACTGTATCTGCGCTATCTAATATGACATCGAGAAGTTCTTTACACACTTCTCGCATGTGTGGTGTATTATCCCGTCGAACTAACTGTAAACCCTTTACATCAATATAATCCATATTCATCTCACCATCTTTACCCTTGGTCCAAAGTTTGGCTGCGTATCGCTTTTTAGAGTACAGAAAGTACGGACAATATACCTTTTCTAGTTCGAGGTTATTGGGCGCCTTGAATAATTTAGTGCACTCGTTCGCAGCCTTTTCCCCAAGTTCCCAACTATACTCAATAGCTTCTTTCCCGGTACGAGAACCTACATCAAATTCAATCATCACACTATCCGTGTCACCGTAACGAACATACGAACCAGGATAGTTTGTCTCGACATATTTTTTAGTTTCATCAATCATGTCGCGTCCTTTCATCGTCGTAGTTGAAGCAATCGCGACGCATGGGAGAATACCTTTAGATGCGCCAGTAAACCCATATACGGAATTCATGGAAATCTTATATGCGAGCTGTTTACCATTGTACATCTGTTTTGTAGCACCGGTTGATTGCGCCATATCCTTCTTAGCTTGTTTGCGAAACTGTTTCAATTCCGCGAGAATACTAGGTAAAATACTTGGTACATTTTGAGCAAATGTATGTTCACCAAATCTCTCATATTCAACACCCGGTAAATTATCATATTTCTTATCGCGAACAAGACTGGAATAACATAGATTATGCGCCATCATGATAGAAGGATACAGACCTTCGAAATCGAGTGCTGTAATCGGGGTATAATACGCACCAGATTGAGCCTCGAGAACTGTCGCACCCACGTATCCAGTGTTATCTGTATGTCCATATTCATACGCCGGAACTTTAAATCCCATCTCTCTCGCCTTTTTAGTCAACTGACTGAAAACCTTAATCTGTTGACCTCTTTCAACGAGATAACTCAACGGTACCCATGTAGCCTTCGCCATCTCCAATAAATTCATAAGTGTTGATAATTTAGCGATCAGGCGATGAGGTAAAAGTGTATCCTTTATACAATACTCGGCAACTTCACGCAACTCATTTGGATCTCCTCGAATAAACCGTGCAAACATTTCTTTCGGAGGCATATCAATTTTCTGGTCTCCCAAATAAATCTGAGAAACATTGTTCAGTTTATACGAATCTAATTTATATTCACGTTTAACTTCATGAAATAAATCAAAAATAAATCGACCGGGCATAGGTACGAGTTTTAATTCGTTATCCCCTAGCGCACTCGAAGAAAGTTTCTTACGTGACAAAGTACAAGTATAGTCTCTCAACTTACTCATTCTATAGAAAGCCAATGGACAGTTATTATGCATACCACGTTCCATAATATATTCCAAATCAAATCCGAAGATATTCCATCCAGTTATAATATCAATATCATGCCTATTGAGATATTCCGTGAATCCCATCAGAAGATCGCGTTCCGATCTGTAACTTATGACCGAACACCCATCGATATTTTTATCAGTTTCCTTAAAACATAGACACGTTTTATCGTATGGTTCATCTTCACCGAAACGCACGAGCGATATCGCAATTTGAAAACATGCATCACCAGGCACGGAAGGATCTGGGAATTTACCAGTAGAACTATGACACTCAATATCGACGGATGCGACTACAAACGGTGCGATATTCGTAGTATCGAATGGTTTTAATGTTCTCCAGTCTTCACATTGTAAATCAATTTCAGCTTTTGTATGATACGCGCGATCACACGTGTTCCCCGTATCAACCCAACCCGTGGATTGGATACCAGTACGATGCATCAGGCGTAGTACCGGATCGAGGTTAGCTTCGAAAATTTTTAATTTACACGATAAACCAGTTATATATTTTCGTAATCTATTGCTTATGTGACGTCGTGAAAGGAGATTGTTGCAGTGAATCTGAAGAAACTGACTCTTTTCCCCGTTTTGAAACCCTTCCATATCCTTTGCTTCAACAACGTCAATGTCCGTGATATCCGGGCATGTCCGCTTTACGTATTGGATCAGTGAATTGGGTGTCATCGTTCCAGGTATTTTCACAAAAAAATACGGGATGAATTTTGTTGTAACACAGACCGACTCCCCTTTCATCGTCTTACCAAAAATACGAATAACATGATCCTGATCTTCGTCACGAGCGTCCCAGGTGAGAACCTGAAATTGAACCATCCTACTTACTAAGTTATAGAGCTAAAATTTTAATATCGTTTATTAATAAATGTCTGCTGCATTGACCGAACTTGTGTCGAAAGGAGCTCAGGATGTATACATCACTGGCGACCCCCAGGTATCTTTCTTTCACCAAAACTATAAACGCCATACGAACTTTGCCATCAAGCCAGAACGTCTCGACTATATCGGTACATTCGGGGCTGGTAATGAAATCAGCATCCCCCTGCGCACGAAAGGTGACCTCCTCAGTTACATCTGGATTGAGGCTACCAATATCGCCGCTGGACGAACAAATACTACAGGGTTCTTCAGTGACGACCAGGGTCCGACTGAATTTTCTCTCTGGATCGGTGGTCAGGAAGTGACTCGTCTCGATTCTCTTTACATCCAGGGTGTACACAATCTCTTGTACAAACAAGATCAGGCTAAATCCTCGTGCGCCCTAACACTCGACGAAGTCCCTCAGAACACTCGAGCTTCTACCGACAAGGGTGACCACTATGTTATCCCCTTCTTTTTCAGCGAAGACTGGACAAAATCCCTGCCACTCACAGCGCTTCAATATCATCAGGTCGAACTACGCATTAAATGCCGGGCTGGTTTTACACCGACCACCACACCTAAGGTGTATGGTACATACGTCTACCTCGACACGGAAGAGCGTCAGATGGTCGCCGAACATGAACACGAGCTTCTCATCACGCAGGTGCAATACCAGCCCATGTCGGCGGGTGATGTTGACGTGGATCTCACGTATTTCAACCACCCCGTCAAGGCGCTTCACGTCGTTTCATCTGAAGCAGACGGCGGTTTATGGAACACGAACTGGACATTCGATACGGCTACTTTGTATATTAACGGTACACCCTTATTCGAAGATATGACATCGACGTATCACCATACAGTCGTGCCCGAGATGCACTGTTCCATACTCCCCCAGGATTCATTGAGCACGGTTTCTACATTCACGTGGCCTTTCTGTCTCACGATGAATAAGAGTCAGCCTACCGGTTCTCTGAACTTCTCGCGTATTGACAATGCTAAATTGACCCTGAAGGGTACTGATACACGTGATGGTACAACTGTTCGCGCGTATGCTGTCAACTATAACATCTTGAGAATTAAAGATGGTATGGCCGGTGTAGCTTTTGCGAATTAAATATTTAACCAGAAGAACCAAATCCACGCGTTCCACGTTCGGTATCTTCAATAGTATCAACCTCTTCAATGGGAGGTGTTTCACATTTTTCTAAAATAAGTTGGGCGATTCGATCCCCTTGTTTAATCTCGAACTTTTCTCCTCCATGATTAAATAAGATAACCTTGAGTTCACCCGTGTAATCTGGGTCAATAACTCCCGCACCTGTTTGAATTCCATGCTTTACGGCAAGACCAGAACGAGGTGCGATACGACCGTATACACCGAGTGGAATAGTTGCAGCGATACCAGTGTTCACGATACCTCGCTCCATGGGAGGAATGTACATATCGATCGTACTGTATAGATCATACCCAACCGAACCTGGCGATGCACGCGTCGGGAGAGTTGCATTACTAGAAAGACGTTTAATACGAAGTTTCATCTATATCTATAAAGATGACAGTCTTTATATTGGTTACAAAAGACCACGATCAGTTAATGATGTGGAATTGTAAGTGTTTACTATCGCTAAATTATTCATGACACAATACCCCGTAAGTAAGCCGTTAATAAACATGGAAAGTACCAGAATCACTTTCACACCGAAATGTTGACGCACATCCGAACGATACACCTCCAATTCAAGTTCATAATCTTCATTATTCTCCTTGACATCTTCGCGAAGGTTGCGCAGGTCCGCGATAACTTTTTCGAAATTAGTATCCATTTTATAAACTACACACACGAAACACTTAAGTAACTGTTTCATCATATATAATTAAGATGATTTGGTATCACTGCCGATCGTGTTTAGTTACGTATGATGGGTTTGCGCAGTGTTGTCCCGATCTTGATCACGTGCAATTTGAAGTTGCAAGCGATGAAGAAGTATCCGATGTGGAATTAGAGAGCTCATAGATACATATACTTGTAAAAATAACCTAACTTATTATATGACTTATACCCCAGCTCACATGAACCCAATTTGGAAATGGATGCGCAGTAATATCGTCAATCTATCGTTTACCGCCAATAAAGCGGTTGTTATACGTGATTGGAGATTGGCCGCATTACACAGTTTTTTCAGTATCGGTATTGTAATTTGGGTTATCTATTCATTATTTGCCGGAAAGACGTACATCGTCACCGAAGTTCCCACAGGTGTTGCGAGTGCTTGGGGTTTGGCCTCGACCGATTATACATCTACTCAAGCTGCCATATACCAAGGTGGTGCATCTTTCTGCGACACTCTATCAAATTACCAGTTTAAATACTCTGATGATTGGTACTATAGCGCACCGTTATGCGCATTCTACACTGGGGCTGAGTTAATCTCAAAGCTGCCTTCCGGTAATGTAATGTTTTTTACGACACATATATCCGAAACAATAAAACAAAGATACAATAAACCCTCGACTGGATGTATCTCCGACTCAAATGGTCTCGGAGACGCGGTAGAGGTTATGGGGAGGTGTGAACATTCAAAATCTACAAACTTTTTAGCACCTGGTATAGAAGAAAGTTATTTCGCATTCAATCATTATTTCGATTCTCGTATAGAATCTGGGGCAAAACCACTTACGTATGTTAGGAGAGAGGGGTTTGATGATAATCTATACACGTTTGAAAGGGGTGATGCAATTCGTTTGAAAGTGTCTGAGTGGCTAAACATTACCGGAATTGAACTCGATAAACCATTCAATGAACAAAGTGTGGACGGTTTAGATATTACGGGTTTCAATGGTGCCGGAGAAGACATTGGAAAGTATCCGTACGTGAGAACAAGTGGGTTGCGGTTGAATATAGAGGTCAAGTATCACAACTTCCACCTTGACCGACAAATACATACAAATATGGGGGGTGACGATGTCTACGCTGTCGTGACAGTA